GTGAGCCTTGACCAAAAAATGACAAATACGTATACCTGATTCCGGCAGTCATTCGCGTCACATCATGAGATGCAATATAGTTTGTGGGGAACATGATAACGTCGCCTTTTTGTGGTTTATATTCAATTCCAAGATGGAAAAACCTAAGGTGGCCACCAACAAAATTAGTGCCGTCTAGTTGCGAATCATCATCAACGCAATCATTAAGATACACGAGTGCTCCGCAAGTTTGGCGAGCAGCGACTTGACCGCGCGGCATATAACGAACACCGTTGGTTACTTTATAGTTAGTATCATTGTCACAATGCGAACCAAGAATGCCTTCATCGATGTATCGGAGAATATGTCCGCGATTACGCCACCAAACGCAACCGACAAGCAGTGGGTAAATATCGATATAACGAAGTAAACATTTGTAAATAGTCTCTTCTATGTTATGAAAAAAATTAACAACATTTTCTGGAGTTTCTTCTTCTACCGGGCGCAAAAGTCTTACGGGTGTTGAAGGGATATCTTCTGGGAGATAACGAAAACCGTCTTCGTTAATTCCATATGTTTGACCATCTTCGCCAACTATATAATTCCAACGATTTTTATGCGCCTCGTCGGCCTTGCTATCGATATAGTCAAATACTAATCTTTGGTCAAATTGTAATACATTTCTAAAAACAACTATTCCAGGACCTAAAATCTCAATTTTATAATTTGATATTTCCAATATTTCGTTATCGCCAATATTAGGTGTATCTGGATGAGGTTTCATTTTGCTACTATATCAGTTTTTAATAATGAAGTTATGACCAATACCAAAAGGTATATGGTAGGTGGTGATATTCGGATAATCATCTATAACTTCAAACAATTTGTAACTTGGAGAATGAGCATAGTTTTCGCCATAGATTTCAGAGTTATCATTAGTATTTATGAGATGAATAACTCCTCCTATATCAAGTGCTTCTATATGAGAATTTATTAATTCATCGTCCAATACCAGATAGACCGCACCAAGTAACATAAAATCAAATTTCAGACCAGAATATCCGTAAATATCTTCTTGTTCAATAACTTCGTACTCAATGTCAAATGGGTACTCTGGATTGTTTAACACAAACAATTCAAAATTATTTAAATATTTGTTATTTAGAAAAGTTAATTTGCAACCCATGGAAGCCAATGTTGCAACTAAATTAAAATGCTTGTCTGGCCCATTAATTAAGGCATTCTTTGGTCTTTTTACATTTGCCATCATCAAAGCAAAATAATCAGTACATAAATATAGGGATTGCTTCCAGCCAATTTGAGGATTATCAAATACTTCATGCGATAACATCACACCATCTGTGCCTATGGCAATTGCCCGCCTATCTAGGGTCATAGAATTATAATATTCTTTGATAGATGTATTAATGTCGTCATAAGCAGAGTCGTAGTTGTATTCAAGACCATCGGACAGGTCTCTTGTCAATTCACTTGAAATCAAAGACGCAAGCAAAAATTTGTTACCAAGTATTTTATCCACGAGCCATAACCTCTAGAGCAATCTGCCTATCGAACCAGGCGCGTCGTAAATTCAATACAAGCAACATATTGATTCCGCGAACAGTATTTTGGCTTGCTGTAGGCAGCGTATTTTTTCTATATTCAAAAGTGCTACGTACGTTAAAAATAATTTCATCAATTGTGGCTGAGTATAATTCCTCTTCACTCATGCCAACTGTATACATTATTGATAAAATGATTGTGTCCAAATAAACGATATTGCTCGTTGCGTCGTATGCGCGACTATTCTTATTGCCAATTCTAGTTGTCATTATCATCCATAATTTCTTCAGACTCACTCAAACTATTGCAGTAATGACCCGAGTTCCCTCCTCTTGACCATGTCATGGTCGCGCTATCAAATCTGACAACATCTTCAGAAAAATTATTATTATCAAAGGATGACACCCCCAATACTCCTTCTGGTGCAGAAACGATAGCCCACCCATGTTGTTTCTCAAGGTCGTCATTTTTAATTGTATGAAAATTAATTTTTTTCATTACGAACCATTCTCTATTTTTTCTAAATTCTGAAACATTTTGACAAGTGAAAAATAACCCTTATAATCAGGGTTATCCTCTGTTACTGGAATTTCGTAATCAGACGTTAAGTCATCTTGGTCAACGCCCAAAACTAGACATAAATCAAATATGCTTTTCTCCAAGAAAGACGTTGCCTTGTCTTTGGCTTTTTGTTTTTGTTGTTCATTTAATGCCATGATTTATTCATTCTCCAATGAGGACAATTTTGCCTTCACAATTTTTATCCGTAAACAAGTTTCGTACATATCGGCAAATTCTTTTTTATGCAAATTAAAAATTCCCATTTTTGCTACCCATAGTTTAAATTCTACTGGTTCTGGTGGCGCTATTTCCGGCAGTAAGCATGTACCAGTTTTGAAGTATTGAGCAACTTGCATGTCGGGTAGTTGCATGAGTGATTTTACTGGTTCAACTGAATTTTGTTGGTCAATATGAAGTCCAAGACTGGTCAGTATTTCGTGAGCAACTTCTGCCATTGGCTCGCGACTTTCTGCATAAACGTAGGCCCATTGCCACTCTAGTAATAGTTTAAATAGTTCGTGTAATGATGGCGCCCCAGGATATGGGTGAATCATCTGGTACTGCTTGATTAGGTGTTCGGAGCCCGGTGTTAATTCGTTGTAGATAATTGAGGCTCCACCTGGAATGTTGTAAATTACTACATGATTTACGATTTTCTCCAAGAAGCCAGTGTCCATGAGGATATCTTTGAATTCGGTGCGACCGTAAAGTTCGTCCATTGGGATATTCATGTGGGTATCGGTTGATGAGCATGTTGGCGCCATCCAGTGTTCTGGTTGCTCAGAAATTGGGATACTCTTCCATACTCTGAATCCGTATCTGAATCGTATTGCTGGCGTGGTGAATAGGCTAAACATTGAGCCAATGTGGCTAATAACATCGTCTTCGGATTCAAATAAATCTAAATCAAAACCATTTCCAGCAAGCGACCGATAGAGCGATACTTCAAGTTCATCAATTTTTTCTCTAAGTGCTTTAATTTTTATTTGATTTGACAAACTTGACATAGGACACCTCCAACCATTATATATTATCCCATCATTTAGTTACAATGAAAAGACTACTGCCTCTATTAACCCAGTATTTCGTCAATTGCTTCTCTTATGGTCCAACTTTCGCCGGTGGTTAAGGGCTCGTCGTCAAGAGGCATTGACTGCCAATTAAATCTAGCAATTACTGTACCGCTTCGGCCAACTATGAATTTTTCCCAATTACCAGGGATTCTAGCCAAGGCAGCACCTTCTACATTCCACCCAGCAAATGCTTCATCGCTGTTATTTGCCCTAGAGTCAGACTTGTTGCGTTTTTCTCTTCCTTTAATAATTGAGTACAATTCATGCTCATTGGCACCATTGACATCAATTTTTTCAGAAATAGGAAAATTAACAAATTCATATGACTTTTTTATGAATGATGAAATTTCATGGTTCGGACATGGTTCCATCTTCCCAAATTGGTTACATGGAATACCCACAACGCTGAAACCCCTGTCCTTAAACTCGTCGTGCACAACTTGCAGTTGCTTGAATTGACGCAAACTTCTGGCATAAGACCAAAAATTGCTGCATTTTGGTTGATAACCACATTTGGATGCAATATTAACAAAAAGTGTTACTTTTCCATGAAATTGACTCAAAAAATCTGCTTCACCATCAATTGAGGACATACCCACGTTATAAACGCAATTTTTATCATCAGACATTTTATTCACCAAACCCTTGAAAGTCCACAGAACCATAATCACCAATAACGACTCGTCCACTCATTCTGTTCTCTTCCTTTGACACGGCAACGACAAATTTAAGAATTGTTTCAAATGGTGTTTCTATAGGAATGCTCCATATTAGGGAATCATTTTCTTCAATCGAATCAGAAAAACTAATTTCGCCCTTGTCATTCCATATTCTTCCACCAATAACGTCATTGCATTTAATCAGTGAAATATGGAAATCTTCATCACCCAAAGGAGTATGGGCAGTTACTTTGAAAGTTGAAGTTGAATCAATCAACATTATTCACCTCGGGGATTTCCGGTTCGGATAATTGCATGAGACCATCGTGACGTGGACCTATTTGTTCTCCATGTTCATTGAGACCAGTCCGAATACCATTCATCCACGTCCACGGTTCATCTGTTTGTTTTTTCATCTTGGCATCACTATATGACATTCTTTTTTGAATAAGTTCGTAGTCATCCCAAAGATTTTTAATTTTGAAATTGACTTCTTCTAGAAGATGGGAAGGTTGAATATAAAAAAATGCAAAAGGCATTCCTTGCGGGAAAATAACCTCTTTCCCTGGCGTAGTGAATCTCCATGTCATCTGCACTTCATCAGGCCACCAACTACTCGGTATCAATGCAGTCAGTGGTTCTAGTCCGTCAATAAAAAAATTTGGGGAACCAGTAACAACGGTGTCAAAACCTTGCTCCGTACCAAACGCCCACCCAATATGAATATCAATCATCCCAATTTTGTTACAATTGGCGATAGTTCTACCATCAAATGAATCATCCGAAATAATTCTGGGAACCGACATTCCACCATCCCAAATAGCAACAATTTCTTTTTGTAAGATTATTTCCCATCCATTAACGTTTGCTGCGCTTAATGGCAGACATCGATAAGCATGTTTGTTGTACGTATCGTCCATCCAGTCGCGCTTTAATCGTGATTGTTTTATTTCTGGAGAAAGTTGATGTGTTCTAGTCAACGTTAGTAGCGTCATAAAGAAGTACTCTCTATTGGGGTAATCGGGCCAAGAACTATACTGTTGCTAGTTGATGGTTCATATGGTTGATTATTTGTTTGCCCAAAATCGCGCGTAAATCCACCATACTTATGCGTATCGTCGTTGTAGTCATACATCGTCACAGCGGAATACTTCGCCCCCGAAGTTACAGGCATTGAAGCATGTGCATAAATATAGGTAGAAGGAAAAAATACTACATCCCCATATTCAGGCGTAATTTTTATGTCAAGTTTTGGAAACCACAACTCCCCGCCGTCATAGGAATCATTGAGATACATCACCGACGATACGGTACAAACATAAGAAAAACCATGGTCAGTATGGACATTAAAATGTTGACCAGCGGTATATTTTACAAAATTAATTGCCTCCATATAAGTCATATTAATGTTGTACTCGGATTGATAATCACGCAAACATTCATTCTGAACATTAGCAACCGTATAATAGACATCAATTATGTCCCTGAATTCAGGTGGAGTTTTGTCGTCGTACTCCTTGTCGTATTTGAAATCAACACAATCCCTGTATTCAGGCATCTTTACTCCCTCTCCAACGAGTGAATCGTGCCAACGGAAATAAGGGTGACTGCTGCTTGCTAAAGTTTTTTCGAGCCGCTCAGGAATCATTGCCGCGAGCGGCAAAACACCCTTATATAAGCGTATCCCTAGTTCTGGGGCACCTACTGAATGTTTTTCAAAACGAAACGGTAGCGGTTCGGGGTATCGAAACATTGTCATAGAGTGAAAGATTACCCCAAAAACCAGTGCAAGTCAATCTTGTTCCGGAAAGTAATGGGGTTACTTGATGCATATATTCCTCGGTACCCGTAAAATAGATAGCGGACCCGGCCACAGGCTGTATGAATATATCCAAGTCAGGAAAAACCAATTCGCCACCCTCAAAATCATCGCTCAAATAGATTATCGAACTAATATCACGTTTTGGGGCGCCACCGTATGTGGGTAGGCTCGACCATTGGTCGCAGTGATACGGTAGTTCCCAGCCTATAGAGAATTTTACTACTGTACCTATTCCTTCGTCGCTTACCGGTGTATTGAAATCTTTCTCAATATTGCTTTTAAGTAATTGTTGAGCATTTAACAATATGGTATTACATTCATTATCTTGTACATTAATAAATTTATTAGGGTTATTTTCTTCATCCTGAAGAGGAGAAGAATCAATATATGTGCGTAATTTAGCAACATCCTGTGGACTAATCAAATTGTTAATGATTGTTATATTTTTAAATTTAGTTTTGCGCATCATCAAATACATGCCAAAAAGTGGTAGTCATAATCCTGTCGCCGCTCGTCACTGAAGATACTTCGTGTTCGTATTCCTTGGATGACGGAAATACAATTACAGAACCTTCCAGTGGATAGTAGGTGATGTCCAAGTTCGGAAAATGTATTTCTCCACCTACAGAATTATTGTTTAAATAAAGTGTTGATGTTATGTCGCACTTAGCGCACCCACTAAATGTTTTATGTATTGTTTCCTCCCCCGTTATTTCGTCTACTGTTACTGAATCGTAATGAAGAGGTAGTCCATGGCCAAGTCGATATTTGACAAAAGTACCAAGAGTTTCATCACTCAGACTACATGAATAAATATTTTCTATTGCTGATTTTAATCGGCCCTGTACTTTGAGCGCGATTTCTCCAATATCAAGCGACGTAATGTTGTTTGAAAAATGTCTATCACCATGTGACTCCACCCATTCAACATTAGAAAAATATTGTGAGAACACGGCAATCTCGTGCTCTGTCAAAAAATCAAAAATAATTGTAAAATTTTTGTGTTTTAACAATCTCATAAAATTTCCTTCACTGTATAAAAAGATGGTGTAGTCCATCTTTCGCCAGAAATAATACGTTTTACACCATGTAGAAAATGTATATCACCTGGGTGAGCGACGGCTAGGCCTGGCTCCGGCTTTATTACAATGTCATGTTCTGGATAATATAATTCGCCACCCTCAAAATCATCATTATAGTAGATAAGCGAATTTAAATCATAATCAGGAAACGGGTTTGGTGAGCCATCGTTTAATTGTTTATCGGCATGTGGTCGTTGTTCTGTCCCTGGTGTCCATTTGACAAGAACTGGCGGCCTACTTGATAGTTGAACCGAAAATGTTTCTGTTAAAACTTTTTGCATTTTATTAATATAAAATTCAATAATTTTATAAATATCATTATTTAATTTTTGAATAATCTCCCCACTACATTGCCTATGGCGCCAATAGTCGGCATTATAGAGGCATGTTCCATCTTCGGAATATTGACTTTCGCCTGGGTCTACCCATTCATTGATTGTCGGTAAGAATTTTTGTATAGTTTTTAAATGTTCTGGTTCAACAAAATTTCCAATAACAACGATGGAATCTTTTTTTGAACCAAAATGTCCAGGTTCAACTAATGAGTTCAAATTCAAACCTACTTAAATCTAGGCGGGAAGAACGGTGGGAAGAATGGAGGGAAATACGGTGGGAAGAACGGTGGAAAGAACGGCGGGAAGAACGGCGGGAAGAACGGCGGAAAGAACGGCGGGAAATATGGTGGGGCTACTGGAGTTATAGTTCCTCCTCCTGTAGAAAATGTTCCACTGCGTTGATAGAAATTATTATATGAATCAATTGAGATATAGTAGGCGGTACCGTTACTTAGCCCAGTAATTGCTACCGTATTGCTATTATTTAATTTATCCCATGGTTGGCCTACATTGAGCGTGTAGGGTGCTTGTAGTCGTAATGTATACGTAACTTGGTCGGTCGTTGTGTAAATTCTGTATCCGCAACCAGCGTTCAATTTTCCGCCATATTGGCTGTTTGTGGTTAGTCTATTCGCAGCATCTAAACTGACTATTATTTCAGCGTTGCCTGCAGAAGCATTGAAGCCGCCAGTAATTTGGTCCGGTTGTTTGAGCGGAATGA